AGAGATTATACACCTTTTTCAGACGGACATAGAGAGTGTGTGCCAGTAGATGGTAAGCCTGTTGGAGCATTAACAGCACAGGCAATAGCAAAGGACAGCTTAATTGGTAACGAAACAAAAATCCGCAGATTAACCCCTACTGAATGTGAAAGACTACAAGGATTCCCTGATGGCTGGACGGATGGAATAAGTGATACACAGAGATATAAAACCTTGGGTAATGCAGTTACTGTGAATGTTATAAGAGAAATAATGAAGACATTAAAGTAAAAACATTTAACATTAAGTAATATGCAAGAAATATTGGATACATTCACTAGAAGACCTTAGAGACCAAATTAATAAAAACATAAATAGTTAAGTGTATGGAAAAATCAAAATGTTGTGAGTCTAAAATTTTAACTGTAAATTTAGGATCAGAGGTTGGCGATAGAAATAAAGGTGAACTTCAAAAAATACCACCACATATACTCATGGTTGATGTTTGTTCTAATTGTGGAATTATTGTAAAACAAGAAACAGGTAGCATTTTAGATAAAAAACTCCAAGAAGTATCAAAAGAATTTGAGGATTTTTCTGATAATGTGTGGCAGGTGAAGTATAGGGAGATGTCAGTAAATGAATTATTAGGAAAACAAAAACAATTTATGATAGAAAAAATTAAAGAATGTTGTGAGTTTGTTGTGCCAGAAAAAAAACAACAATTTGAGAATAATGACCATGAAATTGTTGGCTGGAACGAGTGCCGAGAACAAATATTAAAAAACATAAAAAAACAAATAAACTGGTGCATGTGTACTGAGCTTTCAGCGGTAGCCAGAAACATGAAGTCAACATGCTCTAAGTGTGGTGGAGATGACGCTTATGGTACTTCTTCGCAAAGACCAGCTGAATATAAAAAGAGAATTAAAACATAAATAGTTAAGTATGAAAAAACCAAGCATAAAAGACATCTACGGGTATATTATTGGTGACTACCAGAGTATCTACTACACAGAAAACAATGGGCTGTGTGGACCAAGATATTATAATGTCATACTGGACTTCGTACACGACATTGTTTGGAAGTTGAGATATAAAAAATAAATAGTTAAGTATGATAAAACATAAAACTTACTGTAGGTTATCCTTAGTTCGTGACAGCAAATTTTGTCCTTTGTTGCTTGTTAAGTTAATTGATTATATAAGGTACAAATATTATATTGAAAAAATAAATAAAAATAACACAATATAATATGCAAGAAGAAAAATCAAAATGCTGTGAATCAGATGTAAGTGTCATTGGTGACACAACCAAATACTACAAATGCAAGTTATGTGGAAAGGCTTGTGATTTATCAACAGAGGCAAAAGAATACAAAGATTTTGAAGTAAGGAAAGTTACTGATATAACTGGTCATTATTGGGCTTTTATTGATTGTGAAGGTTATGAATTTGGGAGTTGTCGCAGAAAAATTGACTCAAATTCTGAAGATGGCTATTCCTATGAGGAAGCAAAAGAAAGGGCTGAAAAATTATTTAAGCACATAAATACCTAAATATGCTAGAACAAATCATAAAAAAAACAATGAAAGAGTTTGATTTAATGTTTGGAGAGTGTCCAGTTGGTAGCGTTAAGTATAAGAAGAGAGAGGAGATCAAACAATTCATCAAGGAAAACTTTGTTCCAAAAAGTGAGTTGGAGAAAGGAATAGGGGTGTTAAGGCAAATAATTAACGAGGACTACAAAAAAAATTTGATTGATAATAAGGATATAGTTCGATGGCTTGGTGTTGATCTGGAGATAGAGAATAACCTTTCAGATGAGATTAAAGAACAAATATTAAAAAACATAAATAGTTAAGTATATGGATAAAATAAAAGCGTGGGCGTTCTTAGCTGAGAAGGATAAAGATAAATATTTTGTGACTGATGAAGGTGCAACAGCGTTAATATATCTTAAAAAACCTAAACCAAGAACTAACCCATTTGATTATTTCAACCATGGCTTAAAGTGGAAACCAACAAAGATAGAAATAATAAATAAATAGTTAAGTATGGAAAAAAACAAACGAGACATAAACTACTATAGTGGCTTACTAAAAATTATGGCAGATGAGTTAAATGTTCATGAGGTTGTTATATTAAAAGCTGAAACAGAAGAAGGGGAATTAAAGGTTTACTATGATAAAAAGGAAGGCAGAGTGATGACAATGCTTGGAGGACAAGAGACTTTTTCTAATGCTATTGCTCTCAATGTGTGTGAACAGCAGTTTAGTTAATAATAAATAGTTAAGTATATGAAGCCTAAGTCAGCAATACAAAAAGGAAAGCTGTTAGAGGACTATATAGCTGACCAAATAAAAGAGAAGGGGTTAGACCCAAAGGCGTGTAGATCTGCTGGTTCAGGTTCTGGCAACAGAGAAAAAGCTGATATAAATACTTCACTTGTAATACTAGGAAGAAATGTTGGTATTGAAGCAAAGAACCACAAAGTCCCTCACATAAAAGACTGGTGGAAGCAAACACAGAAGCTGGAAGTGCTTGGTAGAGAGCCTGTATTGGTCTATAAATTGGCTGGAGAGAGCTTTGGAGACTCAAAGGCTGTAATATACCTAAATACATTGCTAGACCTTATTAAACTGGCAAATACTGGAGACTTTAGAGAGCCAGTAGATGACAAAACTGAAAGTAGGGAGATGTTGTGGAAGCTTAATAATTTAAAGAATGCTATAAAGCAGTTAGAGAAGGAGTTAAAATAATATGAAAACTAAAGACCTAAAAGATTATTCACAATTCCATTGCAACGAAGTCACAACATCTACAATTAGAGGGTTAAGTATATATTTAAAGAAAGACAAAAATAACATGAACAGTATAGACAAAAAGGAAATATCAAGACTAAGGAAGTTAATGCTAAACAGAAAGATAGAAATGCTAGATGGTAAGTTTTATTTAGATATAGTATATGAGGAATGTAGGTGTGACTGGAGTGACTTGTTTATACAAGATGTATTAATAGGCCAGTGTTACAAGAAGATGGATAAGATAGTTAGGAAATATGCTACTTATACACAGACCTGTTGTGAATAGTAAATTTACTACAAACTTATGGTATGGACAAAGACATTCATTTATGCTATAATACATGTATAAAGTGAAGAACTTCTACCATGCGTACTAAATTTAAATATAAAAAGACTAACACTCGATTTTGTGAAGATTAATCGTGTGCTTTTTTTTGTTTGTTAACTGACGGTGGATGAAAAAGAAATCAAGTAAGATATAACAACCCAAATTTCGAATGGAGCAGACTCATTGGTTACGACTAAGTGAGCATGCAATTACTGAGGGATTGGAAAAGTTCTTTCCTTTGTCCGTCGTCAGTTAATAGAGTATATGTGTAATTGTTATTATTGCGGAAAACATATAGAGAGAGTGGATATAGATGCGGCAATAGGTGGCGACCAAATTATTTATGTTGGTGAGCTATGCAAGGAATGCTTAAAAAACGTTATAGACAATGCAAAATGATGTTAGAAGACATAAAAGACTATTTATTACTTATATTAAGCGCTCTAATGCTACTATATGTAGTGCGGAGTTTTATAAAAATATAAAATTATGACAGACAAAAAGAGCGAGGGGGTTAAAAAAGAAGAAACCACAACAGATGAGGCTAAGGCTTTAATAGCTAAAAAGAACGCTGAGGACATTGCAGCGTGTACAGAGGGCCTAAAGGCACTATTAGAGGAGCATGGTTGTGACTTCAACATTACAATGACAATTTCTCCTAGAGGGAACCAACCAAATATACAAATAATCAAGAAATAGATATGGCAGAAGAACAAAAAAAGGAAAAGTTTGTATCAGCTACTAATGAGGAGATGGCTGAGAGATGTTTCAACGATGATAGACTAGACACAATTCATCAACTAGCGATGGAGGAGGTAAATATTGCTGGTTTGGAGCATGAATTAGAAGATCTGTCAGAAAGAACTGACCTTACAATGGAGGATAAGGAAAAGAACCTACAAACATGTAAAGATAATATTGAATTAAAGGCTAGAAGAATAAAGGCATTAAGAGGTAAACTAGCTATAGTAGAGAAGCTAGAGAAGAACATTAAGAAGTTCTTAAAAGGTTAATAGGAACAATTATTGATAAGAGATATACAACGTATCAAGTGCCGTGATCAGTGACTTACGGTAGATAATATAAGCGACTGGAGCTGAATGAGGTAGCTCACTCCCACCATTAGTATATAAGCTTTTGTATATTATTGGGGTGAGTGAAACCAGAGACTCATGCAAGGCTCACCATCATAGTGATGTCTAACAACATTAAGATAGTCTCTAAGTGGAAGGGGGACTAGGCGATGTAAACTTGATGCTACATAGTATGGTGGAAGTATCTCTGGTATTAAATTAGGAATGATTCCTAAATAGAAAACTATGGACATAAACCTAATAAAACCATACGAGAAGAACGCCAAGAAGCATCCAAAAAAACAGATCCAGCAGGTAGCAAACAGCATCAAGGAGTTTGGTTTTAATCAGCCTATTGTGGTTGATAAAAATAATGTAATTATAGTAGGACACGGAAGATATGAAGCAAGTAAACTATTAGGATTGGAAGAAGTGCCTGTGAAAGTAGTTGATTTGACAGAAGAACAAGCAAAAGCATACAGATTGGCTGATAACAAGCTTAATGAGAGTGATTGGGATATGGATTTAGTTATCCAGGAGTTAAAAGACCTAGACAGTGAGGAATTGGTTGAATTATCAGGGTTTGAGAAAGATTTACTTATAGAGCCAGAAGACAAAGATGATGATGTTCCTGATGCACCAGAAGAACCAACAGCTAAATTGGGAGATATATACCAACTAGGAACCCACAGGATAATGTGTGGTGATAGTACTAAGGTTGAGGATGTTGAGGCGTTGATGGATGGGACTAAGGCAGATTTAGTTGTTACTGATCCACCGTATAATGTAGATTATGAGGGAAAAACAAAAGACGCATTAAAAATTGAAAATGATAAAAAGAGTGATAATGAGTTTTGTTTGTTTTTAATAGAAGCGTTTAAGCGGATGAATGAATCAATAAAGTTGGGAGCATCTTTTTATATTTGGCACGCGGACTCCGAGGGATTTAATTTTAGAAAAGCATGTAAAGAATCTGGATTACTAATTAGACAATGTATTATTTGGAACAAAAACAGCTTAGTAATGGGGAGACAAGACTATCAGTGGAAGCATGAACCATGTTTATATGGATGGAAAGAGGGGTCAACACATAATTGGTATGGAGACAGAGATAAAACAACAGTTTATAAAATCCCAGAAGATGAGAAAAAAGCATTTAAATGGTTCAAAAATCAATTAAAAAGACAGGAAAATAAGAACACCAGTATTGTAAATCATGATAGACCAACAAGAAGCAGTGAGCATCCAACAATGAAGCCAGTGGAATTACTAGAAAAACAAGTTATTAACAGTTCTAAACAAGAAGATGTCGTTTTGGACACATTCCTAGGAAGCGGAAGCACATTGATAGCATGCGAGAAGACTAACAGAATATGTTATGGAATGGAACTAGACCCTAAATATATAGATGTAATCATAAAACGATGGGAAGATTATACGGGGAATAAAGCAGAAAAGATTTCCTAAAGAAACAGGACAAAACAGGAATTATGCCAAAAGAAGATACACAATTCAAGCCAGGACAGTCAGGAAACCCTAAAGGAAGACCAAAGGGGACATTAAGCGTGGTCGCAGAGCTAAAGAAACAACTAGAACAATGTCCAGACGGTGATAAGAGAACTTATTTAGAGATATTGGTTAAGAAGGTTTTAAAGAAGGGCATAGTAGATGGCGATGTAAACATGATAAAGGATATTATAAACAGGGTGGATGGTATGCCACAACAGAAGATAGAGCAAGAAATATCAGTTAAAGAATATCAATGGGGAGATTATGAAGACGATAATATACAAACCGAGGAAGTGGAGTAAACAGTTCCACGAGAGTGATAAGAGGTATAAGGTTCTGGTTATTCACAGAAGAGCTGGCAAGACCTATGCTAGTGTGAACCACTTGATAAGGGATGCAATGAGAAAAGAAAAGAGTAGATATGCTTATATAGCTCCAACGTACAAACAGGCAAAGGATATTGCGTGGGACATGTTAAAGGCTAGTAGTGTAGATATAGACGGAGTTACATTCAATGAGAGTGAGCTTAGAGTAGACTTCATGAACGGTAGTAGAATTAGATTATACGGTGCTGATAACCCTGATGCTTTGCGTGGTATTTCATTAGATGGAGTGGTGTTTGATGAGTATAGTCAACAACCAGGGAATATCTTTACTGAGATTATAAGACCTGCACTAGCTGATAGAAAAGGATACGCTATATGGATTGGTACTCCTAAGGGAATGAATGACTTCTATGACTTGTATAACGAGCATCAGACAAACCCTAAGTGGCTTACGATGCTGCTCACAGTGGATGATACTGGTGTGTTGGATAAGGATGAATTAGAGGATGCACAGGATGTGATGGATCCAGATGAGTTCAGTCAAGAGTTCTATTGTTCGTTTGAAGCTTCACTTAAAGGATCTTATTACTCTAATCAGCTTGAGAAGGCTAGACATGATAATAGGATTACTAGAATACCTTATGACTCTAACCTACCAGTGTTTACGTTCTGGGACTTGGGTATCAGCGATAGCATGACTATATGGTTCATGCAGATGGTAGGGCAGGAGTACAGGTTTATAGATTACTACGAGAATGAGGGGGAGAGCTTACAGCACTACATACAAGTATTACAACAAAAGGATTATATATACGACAGTCACTACGCTCCACATGATATTGAGGTAAGGGAGTTAACTACAGGAGTTACACGGTGGGAGACTGCACAGAAGCTAGGGATTACATTTAAGATCGTACCTAGAACACCAAGCCTAGCTGATGGTATACAGGCAACTAGGGCTATATTCCATAAGTGTTGGTTTGATAAGGATAAATGCTTTAAGGGAATAAACGCACTAATGAGTTACAAGAAGAGATGGAACGAGAAGATGCAGATCTTTAGTGACACACCTGAACATAACTGGGCTAGCCATGGCGCAGACGCATTTAGACAGTTCGCACAGATAAGTCCTAAGTTAAACATTACAAGCGAGATAGGGAACAATGCACAAGTCCAATACTTTGAGGAGACAAGAACTAAAACTAAACATAGATTTACATAAATATGAGCAAGAGCATATACCACATTATTGATGATTACGAGCATGATTTTGATAACAATCGTGTAACAATCGTTGATGGGTATGATTTCAGTCAATTAGACACAGTTAAGAAGATCAACAGATATTACGCTGGTAAGTTCGACAGTGGTAATGAGGATGAGTTCGGAAGAAAGTTCTTTTATAACTTTACTAAGCCAAGAGTAAAGAACGCACAAAAGAACATTGATGTGGACAGTAAGAACATTCAGTTATTGGCAATGAAGCCTGAGGATCATGCAAAGGTATGGTTACTTAGAAGAGAGTTAGATATATACATGAAGGATAACAAGATCGGTAAGTCGCTAAACGAGCTTACAGCATTGTTACCTAAGTACGGTTCATTTGTTGTTAAGAGAGTTAATGGAGAGAAGATCTTCGACATAGTTGATCTACGGAACTTTAAGAATGATATGACAGCTGACTCATTAAAGAACAGTTGGCGGATAGAAGAGCATTATTATACTCCTAGTGAGCTAAGAGATCGTAAGGGATGGGACAATGAAGCTATAGAGGATGCTATAAGAAACTTCTCTACCTACAGGAAAGAGAACTATGTAACAGTAAAGGACAGTCAATATGATGAGCAAGGCGATGCTAAGTTCATTAGAGTGGTAGAGTTCAGTGCTGAGATGGCGGAGAGTGTACTTACTGGCGACTACAATGATAATGATATAGTTCCACAGATGTGGGTAGTGGTAATGCCAGAGCATTCAAAGGAAAACAACATGGATGGCGAAGGGTTAGTGCTATTTAGTGAGAAGCTTACTACAGAAGAATATAGGAAGAAGTTATATAAAGAATGTCATTATGACAAGGAGAGAGGTAGATGGTTAGGATACGGTGTAGTTGAGGATATGTTCGAGATGCAAGAGCTAAAGAACACACAGCTTAACTATGAGGTTAAGGCGATGGAACTAGCTAACTTGATATTACTTGCTACAAACGATAAGAAGTTCGCTAAGAACGTACTTACAGACTTAATGAGTGGAGATGTAGTTCAAGTTGAGGGAGCTATTACACGGATCCCTACAGAGGTTAGATCAATGAATGTTAATAGTGCAGTGGCTGGTCAAGTTGATAGTTTGGCAAATGAGCTTTCAAATAGTTTCGAAGCTACTACAGGCGAGTCAATGCCATCAGGTACACCATTTAGACTTGGGTTGATGCTTAATAGGAATGCTAATAAGTTGTTTGACTTCATTAGACAGAACTATGGTCTATTTGTAGAGGAATTAGTTGGTGATTGGATCTTGCCAGAGCTACAGAAAAACTTAACAGAAGAACATTTATTACAAATTACAGATAAAGACGAATACGAATACTTGGCTAGAGAAGTAGCTAAGAACAAGTCATGGGATATGATCAAGAAGATGGCTTTAGAAGGTGGAGAATTCCCGTCAAAGGAAGAAGCTACACAGCTACAAGCACTTATGGAGGAGAGAGTTAGTGCTACTAACGGGTTAGCAGTGAATATACCTAAAGACTTCTATAAAGATCTACAGGTTAAAGTGGTTGTTACAGATGAGAACTTAGATAAGGCTGAACGAATAACAACACTTACTACTATTTTGCAGATGTTAGGCGCTAGTCCACAATTGATCGATAGTCCAGTATTGGCTGAATTAATGAACCTATCTGGAATAGGTGAGGCTGATATCAAGAAGTTGCAGGAAACGCCACAGATCGCACCACAGAGCCCCACAGGGCAAGGTGGAGCGCAGGCTGCACAACAGTTAAGACAACCAGTACCAGACGATTCAAAAATAAGCACTGAATAATATGGATAATAAGAAGTTAGAACAAATAGCTAAGAGCGAAGTATTTATAACAATAAAGGAATTATTCGATGAATTGGTTATTGAGGGGTTAAATGCACCTTATGATAGTCGTATAGCAGAGGAGGTGGCACTTGAGGCGTTGAGCCGAGAGAAGTCAGCTAAAATGGTGAGGGATATGATTAGTTTAATCGAACGATCAGTGGCTGGAGATACTTCGGCTATAAAGCGTTCATTCAAATAGAGAACACACTCATAACAAAGTAATGGGAATAAACCCTAAATTAAAACTTATGACAGAAGAATTCAAAGAGAGCGTAACTCTTAATGAGACAGACGCACCAGAGAACACTGGTATAGAAAACCAAGAAGATTTAGACCTTTCAAGTGAAGATTTGGAAGGGTTAGACGACGATACTTCTAAAAAGCTTCAAACTTCAATTGCCCAAAAAAAGCATTGGAGGGACAAGTATGAACAACAAACTAAAGCTCTTAAAGAGCTAGAAGGCAAACTAGAGGCTGAAGAGCCAAAGGAAGAGCCAAAAAAAGTAGAGAAGTCTGAACAGGTAGGTGATGACAAAATTGCGGCATTAGAGTTGAAGATTGATAACCCAGAATTAAGTATGGAGAATATCAAGAAAGCAATGACTTATGCCAAAGTTGAAGGATCATCGCCAAGTGATGTAATTAATTCAACTTACTTCAAGGCTATGATTAGTGAGGAATCTCGAAAGGAACGAGTCGAGAACGCTGCTGCTGACCCAAGCACTCGTGCTGGAGGCGGTAGACTCAACTTCGAACGGATTGCAGCTGACGATACTGGTGCTGAGTATAAAAAGCTTAGTGCTGACGATCGAGCTAAATTCAGAGACTACCAAAAAGGTAAGTCTCCTAAAGGAGGACTGAGGTTCATAGAGAGATAGTCCGATCAATGCCTAGAAGTTCAAAAAAAACTTTATGGCTAATGCTTTAACAGCTTTAAACAAAGAAGTTTGGTCCGACGAAATGCAAATCATCAGAGAAAAGATGACAGTTGCAATGGAATTGGCAAACACTGAGTTAAGAGCTAAATTAAACAACGGTGATAAGGCACACAAACCTTATCGAAACAACTTATATGCAGTTAACTATACAAAGGCTACTGCATTAACAGCACAAGATATTTCTGCAACTGATGAATATTTAGATGTAGATCAAATCAAGGCTGTACCTGTTTACTTGGATGACATTGATGCTATCCAAAACAGTTATGAGACAAGATCAGAATTTGCAAGAGATATGCAAGAAGATCTATCTCGACAAATGGACGCTAAATTCTTAGCTGAAGTTTCAAACGCTACAAGCGATGTAGATGATGGTGATGTTGGTGGAACTGATGGTGACCCAATCACACTTTCAACTTCAAATGTTTCAAGTGTATTTACTGCTGCTGGAAGAAAACTTAACCAATTAAATGTTAAGCAATCAGAAAGATTTGCTGTTATTACACCTGGATTCTTAGAACAGTTACAATTATATCTTTCATCTAAAGATACTGCTTTCGGTGATAAGGTTGGTATGAATGGTTTAGTAGGTACAAGATTTGGTTTCGAAATTTATGTTTCAAACAACCTACCTTACTACGCTAAATGGACTCCAGCTGATAACCCAACAGAAGATGATACAATCACTATTAATGGTGTAACATTCACTTTTAAAGCTGCTCCAGTATTACCTGGCGCTGTTGATATCGGTGGTTCTACTGCTGTTACAATTGATAACTTAGTAACTTTATTGGATGCTCCTGCAACAACAACTGCTACTGGTATTGCTGTTTCACAGGCTGACCAAGCTAAGTTAGAAGGAATGGACGCTACTGACGGTACAACATATCTACAGATTGATGTACAAGGTGGTGGTGAACTTGCAGTTGCTGGTTCAGAAGTTGCAGATGTATGGTCAGATGAGACTGTATATTGCATGTTCGGTAGAAAAGGTGCTGTTGACATGGTAGTTCAACAAGCTCCAACATTGAAGGTACAAGACGCTACTTCAAACTTGAAACTTGGTACTTATCTAATTGCTTTCGACCTATATGGTGTGAAGACATTTGCAGATGGTGCTGACGCTCTAGTAGAAGTTAACGTTGCTCCTGCTGTTTAGTATATTACGGAGGGCTGGCTATAATGGTCAGCTCTCCTTTAAGTAAATAATTGTATATAGACCTTAGGGTAAGAGTCTTTGACCTCTATATACATTGAAAGAAAACTTTATGGGAAAAATTCCTAAAGGAAAACAATTTAATAGAGCTATTGATGCCAAATATATTGGTATGAGTGGTGAAAACATCTTAGTTGGTGCTACAACTGTAAAAGTATTACAGATTGATAACGCTAAAGATGTATTATTCTGTACAGGCACATCAGCTCCAACAGGTGCTGGTTATGCTAAGGGTTGTATCTTTATTAAGACAGATGCAGGGTCTGGTACAGAAGGTTTCTATAGAAATATTGGAACTACTGCTAGTGCTTCATTTCAAGCATTAGACACAATCGTTGCTAGTGAAATCGCTCTAGCTGACGGTGATATCTTGGTTGGTAATGCTGGTGGTGTAGCTGCTGCAAACACAATGGGTGGTGAAGTTACAATCACAAACGCTGCTGTTGCTACTGTTGGCGTTATGGCTAGTGGTAAGATTATCAGGGCTACTAATGATACAGCTAGTGGTGCTTCATTGATATTAAGTCATGTTTCTGCTAGTCCTGCTACTGATGACGTTATTGCTGCTTTTGAGGGAGAAGGTAAAAGCGATGCTGCTTCTGATGTTACTTATGCAACAGTAGCTGTTGCTATTGACGATCCGACTGATGGAGCTGAATTTGGTTCTGTTAGATTCGGTGCTCAAAATGGTACTGGAGCTCAAGCAGATTGTGGTAGAATTTTACATAATGGATCATACGGTGTATTCGCTGCTGGTGATGGTGCCGCTGAAGGCGTAGTCCAATCACAAGGAGATTTCGATTTAATTTTAAGAACAGGTAATGCTGTTTCTGGTGCTTTGACAATTACCGACGGTGCTGCTGGTGCCTTAACATGGGCGCCGAGTGGAGTTTCTGCGTTTGAGAACGTGGTTACAGATGATGGCGCTCTCGGCGCACAGCTTGTAGGAAAACACATCTCTGCTTCTCCTGCTACATCTGACGTGGTTTTACAGATTTCTGGTATTGGTAAGGATAGTGCTGCAAACGATCAAACATATGGTGTAATTACAAATGAAATTGTTACTCCAACCGATGGCATAGAGTCAGGTGCTATTAAAATAAAGCCTGCCGTTGCTGGAACTCCTACTGATAGAATCATTGCTGATGCTAATGGTGTTATCTTGGTAGGTAGTTTATCTGCTGGTTCCGAGCCAATTACCGCTACAGATGCTGGTGTTGCTGCTAATCCTTTGGTTGCAATCACATCTATTACTACTAATGGTGATTCAGATTTAGACAATGTTACATTAGCAGACGGTATTATAAATGGACAAATTAAAAAGTTCATTGTAAGTGCTGTTGGTAATGCTGCTGACTCTGTAAAAATTACCCCTGCTAAGATGATTGGTGGTACTATAATCACTTTCGCTGCTAATCCTTTAGGACTTGGTTGTGAAATGATTTGGGATGCTGCTGCTGACGGTTGGGTAGTTTGTTCAAATAACGGTGGTACAATTTCATAGATATGATGGTTTAGGGGAGTACCATTTAAACTCCCCCCTCCTATGGGGGTAATAACATAAAAAATATGAGAAAAGATGCTTTAGTTAAAATAGATGGGAAGGTTTCTACATACGCTGAATTAGATGCGCCAGTAGAAGCTCCAAAGGAAGAAGTTAAGGAAGAAAAAAGGGAAGTAAAGAAGGTTGCAAAGAAACCTGCTAAGAAAGTAGCTAAGAAGAAAGTATCTAAGAAAAAATAACTAATTAAAAAAAATAACTAATATGTACATACACAAATTAGCGAATGCGGCGGCTAGCAAATTGACTGTTAGTAACACTGCAACAAGTTTATATGACTTTATTGACGCAGCTGGTGGTTCTGCAAGTGATTTGCCAACTAACCTAAATGCTGTTGATTTAGCTTTAGAAGATAATGATGTAAGAATTTTATTTGACGGAAACACACCAACTGCTGCTAACGGATTATTGTTGACAGGTGTTGGTCATTATAGCTTTAGGGGAGTACCTTTAACAAAATTAAAACTAATTAGAGCTACTGGTGCTGACGCTGCTGTAAGTGTTCAAGTTGGAACAAGCAAGACAGGCGAAAGTTCTTGTGCTGCTCTAGCATAAAATATGGATCATATATTTGATACAGGAACTAATTCTAGTGTAACGGTTGGGGCTACATCTACTTTAGTGGTGGATAAGAGATCAGAGCGTAGATACTGTTTATTGGTAAATGATTCAGATGAGGTGATTTATTTGGCTTTAGGAGCTGATGCGGTAATGAATAAAGGTATACCGATATGGCCAACAGGTTATATAGAGCTAGATGGAACAATGCCATTCAAGGGATTGATCAGAGCAATCTGTGCATCTGGTGGTAAAAACTTAACTATTTTTGACGCATAAAACTATGAAATACGGATCATCAAATCAATTAATGAAGACTGGCGTATTTAAGGCAATATTTGTTGTTTTAATAATAATCGCCATAGAATTATTAACAGAATTAATATTAAGAGTATATGGGTTATAACGGAGGATCAAGAGATAAATATGATGGATCAGGTTATTTATTGGTAAATGCAAGTGGTGGTGCTGCTGACGCAACAACACCTACTGAATATAATGTTACATTAGCTTCGGCTGATACTGAATACAGTCAAGCGTTACCGACTAATACACTAAGGTTCACTATGCAAAATAGAGGTTATCAACCTTTAAGGTGGTCTTATGTTACAGGTAAAGTAGCAGGTCCAACAGCTCCTTATAACCAATTGAAACCAGGTGCTTCAATTTCAGAGGATGATATTGATTTAACTGGTAAGACTTTGTATTTGGCTAGCAGCAATGCTGGCGACGTTGTAGAGCTAACGGTTTGGACATAATATGACTATAAATAACGCTCCATTATGGAGACTAATAGGAGATGAGACATCACCAGCCAATGAGGACTGGGACATTTCATTACCACAAGACGGAGTAGCAACTGGCGTTAATTTTGGTGTCCCGTCACATTACATGGAGTTTAATGCTGAGTCTTGGAATATAGCTGGTGGCGTTGGTGTTCCAACTACTGCACAGATTCTTAATTATCAACCTGTTGGGTTCGACTTTGGAAACGTTACATATATATTTGATGGCGAGTTAAGGTTTATTACAGATGAAACTGGGCATGTATTTGTTCCTGATTTTGCTGGCGGAGACACCTTTACATTTGGTTCTTCTATTGCAGCAACAGGAGAGGGTACAAGGTTAGACTTTAAGGGTGGAAACGCTGTATCTGGAAATAATAATGGAGGGTCAATAACCGTTACTGGTGGACTTCCATCTGGAACTGGTACGCCTGGAACAATTAATTTCGGAGAGTTCGGTTTAGCTGACCAAGGTTTGATTATCTTTTCTGATGCTTATACAAGATGGTATGCGAACTTAGACTATGACGCTCAAGAAGAGTGGGCGCCATTTACAACTCAAACATCTGACGCTTCTGATAACACTTTTGTGTTTGGGGCGGAACTGGAAGACAATTCTTCTGTTCGTATAGAGGTAGTTATTCAGGGAACAGAAACTGATGGCTCAGACAGGGGAACATATAGGTTCTATGGAACTTTTTATCGAGACGGAGGAAATGTTTTACAGCAAGGTACAACCACTTATTCTTCAGTTGAAACGAGCGACTTGAACTGGAATGTCGATTTTGTTATAGACGTTCCTGGAAATACTGTTAATGCCTATGCCAACAGTAATGGCGACACGGTTAATTGGTCAGGCTACATTAAATCATCATTAGTAACAACAGCATAAAATATGGCATTAGACCCAAAAACAGGATTTATAAACGATGACATTTTCGGAGAGGACTTAACCCTCGGTACTGTTTCAGGTACTGGAGAAATAACAGCACCGACACTAAATATAATTAGTGACGTGGTTAATATTGGAACAGGTTCTGATGTTGATGTAGCCTTAGCCTTTAATGGAAATACTAACGACGGATTAATTACATGGAAAGAGGACGAAGATTATTTCGAGTTCGCTGATGATGTTAATATAAATACACTCACTGCCAGTAAATTTGTAAAGACAGACGCATCTAAAACTCTTGTTTCCGCTGATGTTGAGGTTAGTGATATTGTAAGAACATTTGAAACTCCAGATACACAGACTGTAACTACTGGGACTCTTTCAGGTGGGACTGTTAGTGATGTACAGACATGGCAAGATGGTAATGAGGTTCATATTTCAGAGGTAACTGGAACACCAGGTTTTGATGTTAGATACACATTTAATAACATAACTAATTTTGCGGAGGTAATGTGTTCGTTCTATTATGATGGTTCTTCAACTCATGATTGTCAGGTTCAAATATATGATGACACTAACGCGGTTTGGAAAGAGTTTTTTACACAAGCAGGTGCTGGGTTGAGCCACAATACTAGGTTCAGTCCATTTCCGTTAGACGCTTCTGACTTTATAAATAGTAGCGACCAAGTAATAATGAGGTTTTATCATCCGCAAAATGGTAACGCCTCGCACGATTTATACATTGATTACGTGTCAATAATTTGCTAACAAAAATAAACATATATATGAATGAAATAACAAAAGAAGTTGTTGATGATGGTCAAGGCAGAATAATGCTAAAGGTCACAGAGACAAGGGTTAGTTATTTACCACTAACTCACAAAAAACTAAAAGAACAAGCTGAGAAGACTAAACACGACATGGCAACCTTCAATGAAACAGTTGACCTTATGACTGAATGGGAAAACGTAACGGGCAAGAAGATGGACGACAAACCAATTAAACTGGTGTCGCTTACTCCAAACGGAGATGGACCTGACCCAATGAGTAAACCTAAAAAGAAGTAATATGCCTGAATTAAGTAAGCTATCACAAAAACTAGACGACCACATTAAAGATGATGATAGGCGTTTTGAGTACATGGAAAATCATATTATTAATACAAGAGATGATATTAAAAAGATAAAAGATAACCACCTTGCTCACGTACAAGCTGATGTTGCCGAACTAAGAACATCTATAGCCACCGTAAAAACCGATGTTAGTTGGCTGAAAAAAAACCAGTGGTGGATTATGACTACTAGCGTGGGTACTTTAATAACCGTACTAGCGGGCGTAATAATGATGTTCTTAAAATTGAAATAAATATGTGCATAACTTTTTGACAAGTTATGGAAAATGATAGCACTTTTCTGTGCTAATTGTGGAAAGTTTAGAGAGTTTGTTCTTTCAATTGATAGCGTAAAAAAAGAATGGGTTTATTACAAGCGTGGTTACCGTTGGTTCGGTAACTACGAGTGTACGGCGTGCAAACGAATAATCGTGGCGGAAGCCACTGGAGGAGAAACCTATGAAAAGAACTAGAGTTGCTAGAGTAACAATAAAGCCATGTAAAAGCGGATTTGCAAAGTTCGCTGCAATTGGTGACTGTCACTGGGGAGCAAAAACCTGTGACAAACAAATGTTCTTAGATGCAATTGATAGCTGTCTTAAAAAGAAGATGCCAGTTATCTTTATGGGTGATTTGCTTGAATGTGCTACAAAGTATTCTGTTGGTGCTGGTGTTTATGAACAAGAACAAGCCCTACAGGGTCAGATCGAAGAGATGGTTGAGATCATTCGACCTCTTGCCGAAGCTGGACTTGTTATGGGTATGCTCGACGGTAATCATTGCCAAAGAGCCTACAAAGAGGTTGGCATCAATCCGACCAGTATTATGTGTCAATTGCTTGGTGTTCCCTATCTTGGGTACACTGGTAGATTGCTTATTCGGTGTGGAGTTAATACCTATACGGTGTTTGCAACGCATGGAAAGTCCAACGCAAAGAAATCTGTTACCAAGTTGAATGCTGCTATTAATGCAACTATTCATCAGATTGTTGACCTTGTTTTGTACGCACACACACATGCTCTTGATAAGACATCTGTTCCGATGATGTTTATTGATAAGAGAAACAAGAATGTGATCACTGAACGAAAGCACATTGTGCTTACTGGTTCTTTCCTTAGCTATGAGAACAGTTACGCTGAAGACATGGGACTTGAGCCTGCCAAGAACGGTTATCCAATCGTTAGACTTGGTTCTAGAGCAAAAGAAGTCTTTGTGAGTACCTAATGATTGAATGGAGCATTATCCTGGGCATTATCTTTGTCTATGGATACTGGAATGAGATTAAGGACATTTGGAGGGGAAGATGAAAATACTTGAAAAGGTAATTGTTTACTGCGAGAATTGCGAATGCAAGAAAACTCAACTAGTTGCAAGCAAACGCAATATGGGTAACGGAATGATTAAGTATCAGTTCATTTGTGGCAAGTGCCAAGGGTACAACTACAAGTACATCATGGAGGACAAAAATGGTTAACTGCTACAAGTGCGGTGGAGAGATGAAGTACGAAGCATGTGATACTGTTGGTAAGAAATGTATGGTACAGATGGATTGTATTGTTTGTAAGTCCACAGCTATTATGTGGCTTAAAAGAAAGACTGATTGTATTGATTGCCCATTGATGCAAAAGAAGTTGGCTATTCGCAAAGCAAGGAAATGATCCTTCACATGAAAGAGTGTAAGGCCATTGAGGCCATGTGCGAAGTCTGTCTTCACAAGACACGCATGCACATGATCCCTGGCACATTGCACATTCACGAGATGACAATTATTTGCGCTGTATGCTTACGCTGTGGCGGACACAACATTGTGAAAATCTCATTTGATCTGGAGGACTTAGAATGAACTGGCCGCTAAACATGGGGGAGTTACGCAGTTCTCCTCCGAACAAAACAAAAAAAACTGCTCCAATTCATGGTCACAATAAAAATTAGACAATATCGAAAAAACTATGCTATAATTACTATATATAAACAGTAACAAGCATAATTATGAAAACGAAAGAAGAGATGAGGTTATATAAAAGAAACTGGGCGAGGAAAAAAAGGATGAGCACCGTAAAAAGCCTATCTAATTCATGCACATGGAAAGGCAGAAGGGCAGAAATATTTGCATGCGGTTTTATTGATGGTTCAACAGATAATAACGCAGGAGCCTTGAATAAGGGATATGACCTCTTGTGGAATGGGCAAAGGGTTGATGTTAAGAGTTGCAACCTTTATAAAAGGAAATTTCGTCGAGGGAAAAAAACTGAGAACTGTTCTGGTTGGTGGGTGTTTAATAAAAATAAGGGTTATTCGGACTACTACTTCTGTGTTTGTATGATTAACAATATTCCAGTGAAATATTACTTGATTCCTTCTAGTGCTTTTGGGAGAGGAATAACAATTGGATGGAAGTCAAGCAGGTATGACAAGTTTAAAATTAAATAAAGAAGTTTATATGACCAAAGAATTTGGTTTATTAATAGAAAAACAAGGGTGTTCAAAGGACTGGGTGGGCGGAGGTTATAGCGCTATCAGTGAAGACGTTTTAGTTAGAGATGGACAGTGGGGTGATTTTATACCAGTGTACGAGGCACAACGCAATAAATATTTTGATACAATGAGTTGTGTAACGTACTCTGCCTTGAATTGTTTAGAGATGTTACATAAAAACCTTTATGGTGAGGAGATTAACTGGTCTGATAGGTTTATAGCCAAAGCCAGTGACACCACAAAAAGTGGGAATTATTTAAGAAAGGTAGCTGAAACTATCAGATTGAAGGGATTAATATTAGAGAAATACTGGTCGTTTGAAGATTATAAGAGTTGGGAAGAATACATGGCAGACATTCCTGAGGCGTTGTTTGACTATGGTGAAGAGTTTTTGCAACACTACAGCGTTAAATGGGAATGGGTATATACAAGAGAAATAACAGAATTAAAGAATATATTAAGGTACGCTCCTCTGCAGGTAACAGTTTACGCCTGGGAGAAACCTGTTAATAGCATATATGAACGAACAGATAAAAAGCAAAATCATGCAGTTGCATTATATGGTTACAAGGATGGCGAGTATTGGCTTATCTATGACCATTACTCTAAAACGATAAAGAAGCTTGCATGGAACTTTAAGTTCGGACACATAATCAGATATAATTTAATAAGAGAAAAACCTATGAAACAAAAGATTGACAACAATACGCTAGTCCAATTAGTTGAGGGCAAGGGAGGATTTGGCTTAGTGTTAGATGGCAAAATAATTGTAGATGATTTAGCAAGTGTTCAGGCTAGTTTTATATTGAGAAATAATGGAGACATAAACGGTAAAACCTTGGCACTAACACAAGAGCAATGGGACGAGTTTGAAAAGATTAACCTCAAAAAAGATGTTATATAGTATGTATTCTTTAATCAAAAGAATATGGGCTTTATTGAAAAGCGAATACGTCGCAACGAAGAGCGAATACGTGACAATGAAAGAGTTTTGTCGCACTTACAAAAACTAAAGGAAATAAAATCTAATAAAAACTATAAAGAAATCTTACTATGTCAAATCAAAAATCAAAGAGAACAAAATGCGAGGTATATTCTATTGTATAAATCTCACAAGTATGCTATAATGTTTAAGAGTTTTATAAATAACTTGAAAACATTATGGGAAAAAGAAACGAAAAAGGACAGTTCATTATGACCACTGGTGGTGGTAGGTATAAGAGAAGGATGGTAGATGGTAAAAACTGTTCTGTATCAAGGCTTGTCTGGGAGGAAAATTTTGGAAAGATACCAGAGGGCTTAATTATTCATCATGTGGATAAAGACAAAATGAATAATGACATTAATAACTTAGCACTAATGACAGTTACAGCACACAACAGGCTTCACGCTCCAGGCAGGGAGATATGGAATACTGGCCTATCTACGAAAACAAGTAAGAAATGGAAAGAAACAATAGCAAAAAGAGATAAAATAAAAAAAGCAAAATATAATAAAAAACTTGAAGATACTTGGGAACTATACTGTTGTTGTTTGTCTGCGAATGAAATTGCTGAAAAGCTTAATATTTGCAATAGACAAGTCTATTCAAGAATGAAAGACCTAACAAATAACCATAGTAAAATATGAAACAAGGAGAAAATAAGAGTATATCTCGCACACGGTGTGAGGTGTACTCACGGTAAAAGAGTTGTAGGATACCTTAGTCCAGTTAATCGTTGGAACCCTGGGAAGAGAAGCGAGATGGTCGATAGACAAACATTTAACATAAAATAATATGAAATTATTCAAAATGAGTACAATTAAACAATTAATTAAATCAAGAACATTCTGGAGTGCTAAGTTAAAAGGCATGGCAGGTGTGTTGACATCAGTAATTATGTGCCTAGACGGTGAACTTTCTTTATTAGAAGCTATGCCAGCAATAATCATGACAATCTGGTCAACAATTGATGTAATAATTAGAATCGATACAACTAAGAAGATTAAATAAAATAATATGGTAATTGGTGCAGCATCAAGTACAGTGCCAAGCACATTGCTTGGACTTGCTAGATTTATAACTGATACTCAGTCAAATGTGGCCTCATTTAGTGATGCTGACATCTTGGCTATTATCAACAACAAATATAGAGATGTTCAGTCAAGTATTCTGACAAACATCATGAATGAATGGCGAGAGAATACAGAGGATGGTACGGGTAGCGGTGCTATTAATTTAGTTGCAGGAACACAAAGCTATTCCTTTGCAACTGACATAATGACATTAGACAGGGTGGAGGTTAACTATACTGGTGACTCGAATGATTATACAAAGGTTGACATTGTAAAGTTAAACTCAATCACAGACAAAGGTGTCCTTAACACGGATGATAACACTGCTGTTAAAGGCTCAAAATCAGCCCCTATAGCGTGGATAAGGGACGGAGCTATATATTTAGACCCAATGCCAGATTTATCTGTCACAAACGGTTTAATGCTTTGGACTACAACCCTTGTTACTGATTTAGTGTTGGGAACTGGTGCAACAAGCACACCAGTATTTAATGCTGCATTTCATGAGATACTAGCTTATCTTGCAGCTGCTGAATGGCTTAACTCAAGAGATCAAGCACAGAAGGCTGGAATAACTATGCAACAGTCACAAATGATATTACAAAAGATGCTAAACTTCTATGCTACTAGAACGGCAGATGAGATGGCTAAAATAAAACCTAGAAGAAGGGACATGAACTAATATGGCAAATACATGGAACATACAAATTAGTGCTCCATTTCAGGGATTTGCTCCTGGTTACTTTTTGAATACATATCCAGTGGTTGGAAACTCAAGTATGGCTGGTTCTATGGTTGACGTTGATATTAGTGATCCAGTTGGCATAACACAAGGTCCAGGTTTAGCAGATCTAACAAATGGAACACAGGCTGGAGTAGTGACTACTCTAATGAAGCACATATTAAACACTCCAAGTTCTGATGGTGTTACTTGGGGAATTGGTGGTAACTTATTATACAAGGTTGAGCCAACAACTGTTACCAGTGATGGAAACTATCCACATACGATTGATAAAGCAGCAGTAACAGATGAGCTTGGTGAGAGCACAATACATTTGGGAGATTATTTATATTACCTTTATAACCATTCTGGCAGTGCTGGAGATATTGGAAGACTTACAATTGCTACTAACACATTTGATGATGATTGGGGAAGCACAGTTCCAGCTACTGGTGCTAGTGCTTTAGAAGATGCACCGCATCCAAGTGTTATTGGTAATGATGGTATTATTTATTTTGGTAACGGTCGTTATGTTGGATATTATGATCCAGTTACGGACACAATGAGTGCTGATGAATTAGACTTTTGGGAAGGTGCTGAGGTTGTAGATGTGGACTTTGACAATGACAGATTGGTGGCTACTGTTAACTTCCCTAATTTAGGTGGGGTAAATGGAAACATTGGTGCTGTTTATTACTGGGATACTGTTAGCAGCTCATTTGACGCACAACCGAACCCTAGAATAAAGGGACAAATGGGAGCTATGTATATTAAAGATGGCGTAGTTTTTGTTTGGTATAAAAAGGCAAATGCACAAGGCTATTCATTTGGGCAGGTATATGGAAACAGGGTTCAACTAATAAGAAACTATGATGGTAATATTCCTAATTTCGGACAAGTAACAGAGGATAGTGGATTTATTCAGTGGGTTAGTGACGACAAGATTTACAGATGGGGCGCAGAGGACGAAGCTTTAGGTGCTTATATGAGTCAATACTGTGACGGTGGTCATGCTACTGTTGGAGCAATAGCAGTTCCTTTTGATGAGCTTTTATTGGCTTCCAATATAACTACTAGTTATAGATTGGCGAAGACAAGCGGTTACACAACCACATCCTCATGGAAGAGTTTGAATTTTAATGTGGCAACAAGTCAGATAGATGAAATAGTAATTCATTATGAACCAACAGCGACTGGCTCAAGGGTGGATGCTACGCTTAGATATGACAGAGGAACTAAATCACTTTCCATAGGAGATGTGCGACATGCCAATGATGGTACATTAGTGGTCAAGAACTTTACACCTAAACAACGTGTAGAGGATTTTAGTATAGAGTTAGATTGGTCAAATGGAAGCACAAGCAACCCGCTAAAGGTTAGAAAGGTAGAAGTATTTGGTCATAGACTAGAAAGAAAATAATATGGCAAAAGACATAATCAATCCAGATGGAAAAGACTTGTTCAATAAAGACGATAAGGTTTTAACATACAACGAAACAATCCCAGAGATCACTACTTATGATGATGTACAGCAAGGTGCTATACTGGAGAGTGGTAGTATAGGTGGATGGAAACTAAGAACAGGTGAATTAATTTCTGGTAATGGATTAGTTGGCATTAGCAGTGAGGTTACCGCTGGCACTGACTGGCGGTTCTGGGCAGGTAATGTTAGTCCTGGCTCTGCACCATTTAGAGTTGATGAAGCTGGCAATATGGTTGCTAGTAGTGCAACTATTAGTGGCTCTATAACTGCTACTACTGGTGCAATTGGTGGTTTTGATATAACGGCTACAACAATTGAGAGCGGGACTGACATAGTTCTTGACTCAAGTGCAAAGGCTATTTATATAAATGATACTGACTTTGGTGATCAGGGTGTTCAAATAGAATACAACGCAGGAACGCCTAGAATGTATATTGGTAACGGAGCTAACAGGTTCTTCGAGTTTGACGGTGTGGACGCTTCAGTGGGCTCTGAGAGCCTCCTAAGCAATACTGTAGCGAGTCTTATAGAAGAGCGTGCTAACAGATGGGATAATGAGATCATATTTAATGGTAGAGATAATGATGGGTTAACAGAGTCACCAAGTATAGGTCCAGGTGCTGGAAGCATTACAAGGTATCCGTTTTATACAGACCTTGATAGCGGTGACGCAACTAGTTGCATTATGTATAGTGCTAACTTGGGTGCTTCTCCTATAACGAACTTTAATTCTAACCTTGAATACACAATATCAATTAAGACAGAACTGGCTGCTACTCAGGACATTTTTATTGGGTTAACTAGTTGGGCAGCTGGAGCAGTACCAGCTAATTCAACGTCCACCTCTATGCACATAGGCTTTTTTATAGATGATGCTGTAATTTATGCTAGCAATGCGAGCGGAGCTACTCAAACAAAGACTGATGTAACTGGAACATATACCATGACCGACTGGAATAGTTATAGAATTGTTTTCACAGCTGGATCAGATGTATTGTTTTATATAAACGACACATTGGTGGCGACCCACTCAACTAATTTACCAAGTGGTGCGACTGTTCCATATATATACATAGGAATAGAGCAGCAGTCTGGTGGTGGGCAAAAGCATTTATATGTAAAAAATAATTATCAAGCTATACAAAACATTCTATAATATGAAAAAGAAACTAGAGATAACAGAGAAACCAAGCTACTTTCAACTATTAGAGATAATTAAACTAATGGCAGGTGAGATGAGACTAGAATTAGAGGATGGCAAGATACCTAAGAGCATAACTAAGCATTTTAAAGACATAAACAAATAATATGGCAACAGCAAGAGAATTTTTAATTGAGAAAGGTAAATTGCCAAGTAATGTGGAAACACTTGCTGGCGACATACAAAAGACTGGTGTTTCCGAGATGTTCGGAAAAACTGGTAAGAAGATAAATGTAGGAGGTCAAGACTTCTTTTGGAGTGGTGGACAATTGCTAGACCTACAGGGTGGTGTTCTTGGTAGCGCACCAGAGGCACAAGACAGTGTTAATGTGGTTAAGGGTATTTTGGGTGCAGCTGGTTTTGACGCTGGTGCATTTGGAATTAACCCACTACAAGAAGCTAATATGGCAACTGAACTAGGCTTTAGTGGAATGACTGGGTTTGAAGACGACCCAGGCTTTAAGGGTTTTAAAGGACCTGGTCAATTTGTAGATACTGGTATAGGACAGCAGAAGTTTGTTCAAGAAGCAGACTTAACTCCTGAACAAAAAGCTGGTGGACAAGTACCAGAAGGGTTTGTTAAACCACAGAGTATATTCGACCAACAACCTGGCATGGGAATTGCAGCTGCAACTCCTGGAGCTAAGGGTTTGGTGTGGGTAAAAGATCCCAAGACTGGACTACAACTACAGATGAACGAGGATGCTGCTAATGCTAAGGTTTCACAAGGTTGGAGTATTATACAAGCTCCAAGCGAAGCTGCTCCTGGAGAGGTTAAGGCTGGAGGTTTATTAAAGCCATCAGACATTGCACAAGGAACTAGCTTGACAGAGGATGATATTGCTAGAACAACTGGCGTTAATATTTATAGAAGAGACTTGGCAAAAGAACAAGCTAAGTTGGGCGACTGGATAAAACTTGCAGGCTCACCTAAGAACGACCAAGACTGGCTAGCATTTCATGACTTTGTTTATGAGGGCAAGATGCCAGGTAGTGCTGAGGGTATAGCAGGTGGTCAAGAGGGCGTTATTGGTGCAGGAGAGGCAACTCCAGTGGTTAACCCAGCAGACTATATGGGAACTGTCGGAACTGGTAGTAAGGCTTTAACAGACTTCCAAAATTTCGCTAACGGTTATTTAACTGGTGCAGACGCTTATATTAATAAGATCGCACAAGAGCGACAAGCAAAGGCTGCTTCTGACTTAAAGGTTGCAGAAGGAGAACTTGCTGGAGCAAAGGCTGGTTTTGAAGCTGCTGCTGAATTTAACCCACAAGTGGAGTTTGAAAAACAATTAGAAGAAAGAAAATATAATGAAAACCTAGCATTACTAAATGGGGCTTTACAGGGAATAGCACAAGAGAAAGAGTCAATGCAACTTGGAATACTTCAAGAGGGTGACAGAATTGCACCAATGACTTTAATTGGTCGTAGACAAAAGGGAATTGAAGAGAGAGGAATAGCAAGGATCGGAGCATTAACATCTATTGCTGAGATCTATCAAGGAAACATGAGTCAGGCAATGGAGATAGCAAAAACATCAACAAATTATTTAAGTGACTTTTATAGAAACCAGCAGGACACCTATCAAACATTAATGGATCTTGCTAAGGATGATGTTATTCGTCTTGATAGTAAAGAACAAGAGTTCTTGAACCTACAGATGGAACTTGTTAAGTCTAAGGAGGAAAAGTTAGAAGCTAATAAAGAAAAGGTTACGAACTTAATATTAGACAACCCAAAACTAGCACAGGCTGGTGGTGTTACGTTTGCTGATAGCTATGAGGAGGCTGCTAAAAAAATAGCAAACCAAATGGCTATCTCTCCAGGTTCTAGTGAAATAGAATATGAATATAAAGATGGAAAATGGTATGCGTTAGACAAAACTAACAATACAGTAAGAGAGGTTAATACTGGGTCTGGAGAATTGTTAGGTCCAGTTAATGCTGGAGACTATGGCGGACAGTGTGGGACATGGGCAAGGCAACAATATTCAAGCATTGCTGGTGGAGAAGGCATGGGCGATACTTTCGTAAGTAAAAAGGCGTGGGTTGAAAGTCATGGAACAAGGGGAATAGACGGGCTACAGGTTGGTGATCTTGTAATTACAAATGAAAGCACTCCTGGAACAGAGACTGGTCATGCGTTCATAGTGGGTGCTATAGAGGATGGAATGATAACAGCCTATGAGTCTAATTATAATGGCGACGAGCTTATTACAAACAATAGAGAAATCCCATTAAATAGTGACAGAATTTATGGATATGTTAGTGGCCAACTGAACGACGAGTTCAATACTGATAGTGGGATATATGACGATAACATTGAATTTTCTTATAATGAAAAAATAGACTTTAATAAATTACCAAAAATAGGAACGAAGAAAATAACAGATAAGTCTGCAAGACAGTCTAATCTGCCATTTGGGATCACACAAGAACAGGCAAATTGGATAATGGAGAGAAGACCAGGTAATATAGAATTTCAAAGGCTTAACGGGAAAGAGTATGAAAAAGTTGGAGCATTGCTTGAGTTATTAGAGGATATAGATCAAATTAAAGATCTTAAAAAAGAAGTAAACACTGGACCATTCTCTTCTAGGAGTGCCAGGGCGTCTAGGTTTGCTGGACTTGATGTTGGGAAATTTACAGAACTAGAAATAAAAACAGGAAAACAATTAGCCGAATACATAAAAGACATTTCTGGAGCAGCAGTTTCAGAACAAGAGGCTCAAAGACTGGCTAGAAACATACCTAATGTAAACATGCAAGATGACCAATTCATAACCGCCGTTGAGGACTTCCAGGATGATCTTAATAATACAATTCTAACAGTTCTTAATAGATACGACATTGAGGATGAAGAAACTTTAAGAAACGCTGTTGGTTTAGGTAAGGATATAATTAAATCAGAAGACCCTCTTGGTTTTTCTTCTGGAATTGTTTCAGAGGATGACCCTATGGGTATAAAGTAATAAATATGACAAGAGAAGAATTTGCAAAAAAAATTAGAGGAAAATTCCCCAGTAAATATGATGACCTAACTGATGAGGAGCTTGTTAGTAAAACCTTAGAAAAATACCCACAATACAAGGAGGATGTAGAGCCAAGTTCGTTTGGTACAGCCAGAAAGGAAAGGTCTAAGGTTGACCAATTTATAACTGGAGCAGGCAAGGGGGTAATAAGCACGGTAGAAGGGCTTTCTAGTCTTAGCGAGAGACTAATAAGGGGAACACTTAAAACAATGTTACCAAAGTCAGCTGAAAAAGCTTTAAAGCTTGATGGGAAAATGGAGAAAACGGCAGCAGAAGAGTTAATCCCTAAAACACTTAGAACTCCAGAAACCAAAGCAGAGAAGGCAGGTTTCATGACGGAGCAAATAGCTGAGTTCTTTGTTCCAGCAACGAAGGTAAGCAAGGCAAAGAAAGGTCTTTCGTTCGGAAAAAAGCTTTTAGCAAAAGGAAAGAATGTGTTAAAAGAGGCAGCTGAAATTGGAACAAAGGCAGCAATCCAAACTGGAGGAGACAAGGAAGAGTCTCTAAAGGGCGCAGCAATGGGTGCTATAGGTGGTGCTGCTGGTGAGTTTGTTTTGGCTCCAGTCATGAAAGGTCTTTTCCCAAAGTTGTCAAAATCATTGGAAAAGACAAGCCTAAGACTAACTCCAACACAAAAAAGAACAGCAGAAAAGGGAATACAAAACACCATAGATCTTATCGAAGAGAAAAAAATAATAGGAACGCCAGATGTTAGGGTAGAAAAAGTGAAAGACTTATATATTAAAGCTGAAGATGATATACAAAAATTCTTAACAATTGAAGCTAAAGACAGATCAGTAACTAGAAAAAAAATAATAGAAGAAATTGAGGGCTTAAAGAAAAAGTATGCCAACGAAAGAGACGTTATATCAATAGAAAAACAACTTGATGGGTTTAAGGACTTACTTGAAAACAAGTTTCCTGAAGAAATATCCATAGAGTCATTGAACAAACTGAAAAGATCAACATATAAAAACGCTTACAACAAGGCTGGTGATAAAGTTTTAGACTTCGTTGAACATGATGTTGGTGATGTTCTTAGAAAGAACATTATAGAAGGAGCAGAAGATCTAACCATAAATGGCAAAACATTAAATGAGTTTAATAGCGAATATGGAAAGATAATTGAAGCTAGAAAGTTGCTAGAGCTTGCTGCATCAAGAAAACAAATCGGACTGGTTGGAAAGTTTATGGCTTTAGGAATGGGGTCTAGCTTGGGAACTGCTGCCTCTGGTCCAGTTGGTGCTGCGGTCGGAATAGGAGCTTCAACTCTATTGGCAGAACACCTTGCTGGCACACTAGCTAGGTCACTTACAGCAGAAACTCTTAGGCAGTTGAGCAGGTTACCAGCAAAAGAGGTCCCTGTGGTTATTAATAGAATATTAACACCACTAATAACAGCCGAACTTAAAAATGTTGACAAAAAGTAGAAAAGATGTATAATATTACCATATGACATATTTTGAAGCTATCTTTTGGGGAGTATCGCTTGGGGTAATACTTAGATATACCTCAGTATATTTGCATAGTAAATAGTTGACAAACACAAATATATTTAATAGAATACATATAGATGCTTAACGCATCGTGTTCTCAAGAAAACCACCTAACCCCTCTGGTGGTTTTTTGTTACATGTGTATAACTTTTTAAATTTGCTAAGTTTGCGATGAGTTGATGGTATTGACAAGACTGTTTATTTTTGGTATAATGATGTTAACAATATGAATACAAATAAACTACGACAATATTTAAAGAGGCGAAAGCCATGTAAAGAAGTGGAGCAATCCACTGCACCTGTCGTAGGGTGTTTTGTACTTTGCATGGCTCTCGTCTTTTTTAATTAAAAACAATATGCACAGAGGATATATAAAACTTTGGAGAAAATTGGAAGACAACCCAATCTGCACCAAGCCGAACTACTTGGCTGTGTGGATTTATTTACTCCGAAAAGCAAACCACTCAGACAAAGAAATAATCTGGAACAACAAAAAAGTAAAGATAGAAAGGGGGAGCTTTATTGGCTCAATGAGACAGATTGCAGATTATTACGAACTAAGTGTGTCAACCGTTAAATACATCATTGACTACCTAGTTGTTGAACGCATGATTGAACACCTGCCGAACAGGAGATTTAGCTTATTTAGGATAATAAACTGGGAAGATTATCAGGGTATTGAACGCCAGATTGTAAACAAACAAAAAACAAATAAAAAACAAATAAAAACAACTAATAATAACAAGAACAAAAAGAATGAAAAGAAAAGAGAGGTAATACCGCCTTCTCTTTCGGAAGTTCGGGAATATATAGCAAAGAAAAACTATGTTGTTGATGCTGAACAATGGTATGCGTTTTATGAGAGCAAGGATTGGATGATAGGCAAAAATAAAATGAAGAGCTGGAAAGCAGCACTTGTCACATGGCACACAAGAAATAAACCAAAAGAAGAGAGCTTGGAGGATAAGGCACACAACATGGTTAGAGAGGCCATTGCTAAATACGGTGATAATGATGGTGCTTACGACTCTGCTAGAAGCAAGTTTACTCGTGAGACTGGAATAAAGGAGGCTGGTCTGTTAAAATATAAAGGTATATTCAAATTATAAAAATAAAAGTATGTCTAAAGTTTTGTACACGCTAATAAAAGAAAATACAAAAACAAAGGAGGTCAAAGAGAATCAGGACTATGACGAGATACGGTTCAAGAAAATGAACAAAGATGGGTGGGGTATATTTAGAACTGTAAACGAGTTTGATGGCAAGAGATCAAGAGACAACTGCACCAAGCTAAACTATTGCTATTGTGATTTTGATATAGCCAAAGATGACGAGGAGCTAACCAGGGATCAAAAAGATATCAGGAAGTTAATAGCATTGAAGAAATTAATAAAGAAGTGTGAGCCGACCATAGTCATTGACACATCAAACGGTTTTCAACCGCTATGGCAGATAACAGATAATGAACCGACAGAGGACAATAAGTGTTTATATGAAAAGGCCAACAAGGGAATAACAGAGTTCTCCAAAACAATAGGGAGCTATGGCGATTCTGTTCATGATGTATCCAGAATATTGAGAAAGCCTGGCTACTATCACATGAAGGGTGAGCCATATATGTGCAATGTCGTACATCAATCAGGAAAGAAGTATTTGCTATCCGAGCTTGAGCAGATATTTCCATACAGTGAGCCCCTTGTTAAGCAAGTGGAATATGTTGCTGGTGATAATCCAACATTTGATGCTATTAAAATGATTCCGTTTAGGGATATAATAATTGCTGCATTTGCAGAGACTGGACGACCAGTTACATTCGATGAGAGTGGTCATTTGATTGATCCAGTGGGTAAGACAACAGGAACATTCCAGGGCAGAAACGGCGATAGGCGATATTTGGCTTCTTCTTCACACGACCCTGTAAAGGGCAATGAGATAACATCAGTCGCTGATATACTTGATATTACTTATAGCGATGCTTTTAAGTGGATATGTAATAAATTCAACATAGATGAAATAAAATCAAAACAACACACAAAGAGATTAGAAAAAATAAAGCCAATAGTTGAAGAAGACAAGCGATACACATGGGGAACAACAGAACTTAATCATTCACTTGCCATTATAAAACCAGGTAATTTTATTGTAGCAGCTGCAAAGAGTAACGCAGGTAAGACGACATTTGTTTTTAATATGGCCTGCAAGAATGCAGCTCTCGGCCATAAGGTATTGTTTGTGTCACTAGAAATGGATACTTGCGATATATTAGACGACATAGGTCGTAAATACGCAGGGATTACAATAAGCGAAGAGTATAACAAAACAACACCAGATCATAAATCTAAGGCGTATACCAGAAAGAAGAAAGAGCTTGAATCAATAGAGAATTTAAGCCTAAATGGTATTCGTAGGGATGGTAATGTTAAGTGGGATGACATTGAAGACTTAGTTAAGGAACAGTCCAATGTAGATATTTTGTTTGTTGATAATCTTGATCTAATATCGACAGGAGGAGAAGACAGCGATAATGAACGACAAAAGAAAATAGTAAAAAGCATACTCAACTTTACTTCGTTCACTAAGATCCCAGTTGTATTGATTCATCATTACAGAAAAACTGGTGCGAACTCAAAGGACATGGGAATGGATGAGATGGCAGGTAGTGGAAAGATTAGAGATGGTGCTGATAGGGTAATAAAGATTACAAGGAACGCTGAACCAGACGCTCCATATCCAGATAAGTATAGGTCAACAATTTATTTACAGAAAGGTCGTGGCTATCCAGAGACGATGAAAGATGTGTATTTTATTAGGGGCGACTTTGTTGATATACCGCCAAGCGAGGAAAACTATTATAACAGCGGAGCATTGAGTAGCGATGAAATAACTAATTTATTAAATGATTAACTATGATGGAAATCGAAAAGCAGTTAAGTATTTTATTAGACATGATAATAATTGCCTGTGAAAATGCGACAGACAATGCTTATGAGAATCAAATAGAGTTAACAAAAATAAAACATAAACTAGAGGAGATAATATTTTATGAAGATTAAAATGGAAGACATTAAAAAAATAGGCGAGCTTGACTGGGCAACATTCAAGCACAAGTTCGAGGTAAACGGACTAAACAAGGGCAAGCTAACACAAGAGCAGTATGTTGACCTGTGTGAGCTTTATACAGCCTTGAAGTCAGGCGACACTACGCCTAAAGAATACTTCAATAATGTTGTTGAGGGTACATGGATACCGACAGTGGAGGGGGTAGAGAAGATTATATGAGCCATGAAATAAGGTGTAATAAGTGTGGAGGTCAAGCATACAAGCAAGACGAAGACGGTAGAAAAATGGTTTATTGCACTACTTGTGGGGATAAACAACTACTAAAAGAATATAATAGAAAAATATGAGAGCAGTTAATTTATTTGGAGTTCCACAAGTTGACGAGATAATAGTTCCAGCAATGCCATATATGGGCAATAAAAGAAAGTTGGCAACAAAAATATTAAACTCAATTTATAATACTGTTGGAGACTTTGGAAATCTATATGACTTGTTTGGTGGTGGTGGCTCAATGAGTGTTGCTGGATTGTTAGCAGGACATAATGTATATTATAACGAATTGAATACTGGTATTTATAATTTACTGAAGTATATAAAAGGTGGTGGTGAGTTACCCCGCAAGTGGATAAGCAGAAAAGAGTTTAACAAACACAAACATGGTGATGACTGGTATTCTGGCTTTATTAAGTGTTGTTGGAGTTTCGGGAACAATCAACAAGGCTATTTATTTGGAAAAGACATTGAAGAGTTAAAAAGACAAGCACATGAATATCAATTAAAAAATGGATATGACTGGACAAGCGAAAAAAGAAACGAGTTATTAAGTGAATTTAAAGAAAAAGAAGGGATAAAAGGAAGATTTGGATTAGAGCAATTAGAGCGATTAGAGCGATTACAGCGATTACAGCAACTAGAGCGATTAGAGCGATTACAGCAACTAGAGCGATTAGAGCGATTACAGCAACTAGAGCGATTAGATCTTTCAAACAAAAGCTATGATGATGTTATCATAAGTAACAGATCTGTTATATATTGTGACCCCCCATATATAAACACTGCTGGCTATCAAGAAGGAAAAGATTTTGATTATGAAAAATTTTATAGTTGGTGTTTAGACAATGAAAATCCTGTGTTTATATCTGAGTATAATATGCCAGGCGATTTTAAGTGTATATTTGAAGTTGAGCATAGATCAACATTATCTTCAACAGCAAACAACAAAGTGGTGGAAAAGGTATATTGGAACGGAAAAAATTTATCCACAGGTGGGAATAATAGCTATTGACAACATTGTCAATCTTGATATAATAGAGTCAGAAAGGAGAAAACATTATGGAGAAAGTAAGACTAACAGTAGAAATTGAGCCTGAATTAAAATATAGATACAAGGTTCAATGTACTGTTGAGGGGGTTGATATGAACGAGGACATATCTAATTATATTAAGTCTAAAATTAAAAAGTATGCTAAGTGAAACAATACAACAATGGCACGACAGCTTGGATGAGGTTATACAAGAGTGTCGAGTAGAGCCAAGCAAACTATTACAAGGCTTTGGAGAGGTAACTGTCTTGGGGGAGGATATATTCTAAAAAGAATATGAAAAACAAACGACTAATTAAAATGCACCTTAGAGGTTTAATACATGAGTTAAGCCTTTATAACAAAACACTAACCAAGCTAATTAAATTTGAACTATAACTATATGGAAAAAGAACTTTACTCAAAATTTATTGAAATAAGCAATAAGATTAGTGATCTAGAAAATCAGAAAAAGGTAATTAAAGAACAAGTAATGAAAAAATTTGAAGCTGAGAAGCTCGATAAGGCAGAGTCAGATAATGGGTTAATAACACTAGCATCAAGAAAAAGCTGGAAATATAGCGATAATGTAAAAAAGGCCGATACAGAACTAAAAGAATTGAAGAAAGTCGAAGAAGAAACTGGAGTCGCTGAAGAGAGCGAAACTAAATACTTGAGAGTGACACTAAGATAAATATGAAAGCCACACTAAACGAAAGGTCAAACCTTATAAGCTGGTTATTACAATCTGAATGGATTAAAAAAGAATACAGCGATGACCCTGGATGGTGGTGGGATAAGCTGGCAAATATTACATCAGCACAAAAGAAGTTTATTAATGCACTACTAATACAGAAGAATAAAGAGAAGTTGTTCGAGGTTCTAAATAACATAGTAAAATAATATGATTGATAAAAAATTTATAATCAATTTACAGGGTAATGATTTTGTAAAGTTTGAAGGATTATTAAACGAGTTCCATGCTAACGGTGGGAAGTCAATTGTCACAGAAATAGTATCAACAGAGCCGTTCATTGTAAGAGCGACAGTTGAAGGAGAAAAGGGAATGTACCAAGGAATGGGTGATGCTGACGAAAAGAATGTGAATAAAATGATAGTAAAACACAAAATAAGAATGGCTGAAACAAGAGCAATAGCCAGAGCGTTGAGATGGTATAACAATATCGGAATGTGTAGTGCTGATGAACTTGGTGGAAGTGATGACAAGCAAGTAACTAATAATGCACCTACTGGGTTTCCAGCTAATAGATTATAAATAAAATAAAATTATGACAGAAGAAAAACAATTTCCGCAAGGAATTATATTTAAGACACCAAGAGAGAATGCTCCTGAATTTATTAAAGGACACCTTTCTTTTAAGACAGAAGAGTTTATTCAATACCTACAGGAAAAGAATAATAACGGATGGGTAAACATCGACATTAAGAAGTCAAAAGCTGGCAAGCTGTATTTAGACTTAAACGACTGGAAGCCAGAGCAAAAGAAAGACGATACCAATGTAGAACAAGTCCCATTTTAATAATTTAAACTCTAGCTCCGTGCGTTGCATGTGCTTCCAACAGTCCGTCCTGGCGGTATAACCAGGGAGGGTATATAAAAACGGCGGAGCTGGATTTAAATATATGTATAATATTACACTTAGCGGGAAAATGAACATCCCGCACAAACTAGACGAAGAAAAAGACATTAGCTTTGTGTGTAAGAGAGCTGGTCTAACAAGTATTAGCAGAAAGCCACAAAGTGTTGATGGCACAGAGGAAGACATAACCTATAGGTATAAGAACTTAGATGAAATTACAATTATTCAGGAAGACAAGGTGGTTTTTGGTAAGCCAAGAAAAGGAAGTTTGTCACAGGTGCTAAAGTTCCTGTTGAACGATATCTATAATGAACAACATGCTGGTGGTGACGAGTATGCGGATGAAGAAGACTATTATAAAAAAGAAATGCTTAAAATAATAGAAGAGAAGAAACAAGAATTAATATAAACCCCACGAGCTAGGGTGCAAATCCCTGCCCAGCTGTGCTAAGTAATTTATAAATAAAATAACATGCTCTCACTAATAATAAGTTATGAACTGTCCAAAATATAAAAATTTAACGATTGATCAAAAGTTGATATGTAAAGGTTTAGGTGGTTATAAACAGTTTAAGTTTTGGTGGTATAGAATTAAAGAGCGTGAAAGAGAAATAGATAAAAGATTGCTAGATCTTCTTGAGGGAGGATCTAAAACAAGTTATGATTATTCTAACAATATCCCTATATGCAATCCAACTACAATGCCAAGCAATCATGTGTCAAGCCCCGATCAGCAATATGGTTGTTGAGGCGAGTTGCTACACTAACACTATTGCTCAAACTGATTCATCGCCTGATATCACTGCCAGTGGTTGGAAGATCGAAAAGGGCGATAAGATTATTGCTGCGAATTTCTTGCCATTTGAAACTAAAGTTATTATTGGCGAGGATGTGTATACGGTAAGGGATAGAATGAACCCACGCTACACAGGCAGGAATATAGACATACTCTTTGACGATTATGATGAGTGTATAGAGTTCGGTAGAAGAAATATTAAAATAAAAACATTTAACATTAAGTAATATGCAAGAAATATTGGATACA